GGTTATGAATAGGGGTGATTTCAAATCAATAAAAACTCTCACTCAAAAGTCTGGAAACATATCTTCTTTTAGTTCCGAAGAAGCAATACTAAAACAACATCCAACATGTAATGAAGATTATATGTGGATAAAAGGATTAAAATGAGAAACAAAGACCAAATACTATTGGAAAGTATATATGATACAATATCAAAAAGGGTTTTTCATTTCCCATTAACTGTATTCCATGGAACAGATGCAAAATCCGCAAACGATATTAAAACAAGTGGAATAAAATTAGATAAGTGTCACAGTGGGTATTTTGGCAGGGCATTCTATGTTACAACAAATGAAAAAACTGCAAAAGAAAACTATGCTGATTTTTCCGGAGAAGAAGAAGGTGGATATGTATTAGAATTCATTTTGAATCCAAAGAACCGGATATTGAATTTGTCCAATGAAGATGATTGGGATTACTATAAGAATTTAAAATACAAAGGAGTCAATGTTGAAAGATTAAGGGGAGATTTTGAATTCCCCAATATAATGAAATCTCTGGGAATAGACGCAATACATGATGAATCATTCGATGGATTTGCGGTTTACAATGTAAATATATTAAAGATAAAATGAAACCGTTTAAACAATTTTTTACAGAAGCTTGTTGGAAAAACTATAAACAAGAAGGTATGAAGAAAAAGGGAAAAAGAATGGTTCCTAATTGTGTTCTTAAAAAGAATAAAAAGAAAAGATAATATATTTTTCTTTATTGCTGTATTGATTTACGTATGATATTCTTATAATATCACGTTTTTATCTTATTGAACCTCTTAAAACTATAAGTATTATAATAATACTATGGCAGGTAAAGATACAAACTGGAATAAAAGAATGTGGGTAAAAGAAATTGAAAAAAAGCGTAAAAAAAACGAAGGCTTTCTTATAAATAATTTTACTGTTGAAGAGGTATTAGATGAAAGTGGAGAAGTAAAAGAAGACACAGTTATTAAATTTTCTTTTGGAGGGCTTTTAGTTTATTTAAGTATTTCAGCTGCTATGAGATTAAATTCTATACTTACAAGCATATTAAAGATAAATAAATAAAATAATATTATGTATACATTACAAAACATAGTGTCAGCAAAACCAGAAAATTGTAATATAGGATACAATAATTCATGGCTTAATGTCAAAAACAATGCTGGTAGAGAACTATATTCACAAGCATCATATATAACTAATTTTGATGATTTTAGTATTTCATTATCAGCGGCAGACGTAAATATAGGTTCTGTTCATATATCAGATTCAACTACTGGATTATATGCTGATGTTGTATCTACTGGAATAGGAACTGGGGCATTGAGAGTAATAAGCCAAGACTTAGAATCCACAGAGGACGATGTTACAATTGGTGATAGGCTTGGAAATTTCGCATCAGTACATTCATCATTAAGCGCATTAAACGTATATACTACCAATCCTGTAACAGATATTACTGTTAAAGTTAATCCTTTATCTGGATTTCCTATAACATTTGCTGATTCTCCAAATTTGGATGCTTTTGGAAAATTAAGAGTATCAATGCCTTATACTCTTTTTGATTCAAAAACATTACATAATAAATCATCATTATTTTGGTCACAAACAGCTATAGGAACTGGTGTAGTTCAATTTACGGGAGATAACGATGCATCTGTAACTTTATCTGCTTCTAATATTGGGGATTATGCCATAAGACAAACATCACAAAGATTTAATTATCAACCGGGTAAATCTCAATTAGCTATTTTCACAGGTGTTCTTTCACCAGTTTCAAATGCTATTAAAAGACTTGGATTATTTACAAGTTTAACAGCACAACCATTTACCCCTAATTTGGGTTTATATTTTGAAACACAAACCAATTCTACAAGCTCAATCGCAGTTGTTCAAAATAATGGTACAAATTTAGTACCAAGCGTTTCTGCTATAAGAGAAAACTGGAATATTGATAAACTAGATGGAACCGGACCAAGCGGAAAAACATTAAGACTTTCCGCAGCAAATATATTTTTAGTAGACTTTGAATGGTTGGGTGTTGGTAGAGTTAGATTCGGTACAGTTATTGATGGACAGGTTTGTTACTGTCACGAAATCAATAATGCTGGAAATGTCCAAGGTGCATATATAAAATCACCAAACTTACCAGTAAGAGCCGAAATAAGACAAACTGGTACAGGAACAGCATCAATGAAAATGATTTGCTGTTCTGTTATGTCTGAGGGTGGTTCTGATTTTACTGGTGTTACTAGATCGGTAGACACGGGTGGAACATCAACAGGAATAGAAGTAACCACAAAAAACACCAGAAGAGCAATTATAGGTCTTAGATTACAGGCAAATAAACTTGATAGTGTAAATGAAATATTAAATTCTTCTGTAATACCTTTACCACATCAAGCAGCTACATCATCACCGTTTAGATATGAAATAATTTCTAATCCAAATTTAGGAGGATCGACTATTATATGGAACCCAGTTGATGTTAATAGTAATTTTGATTATGCTGTTGCTCCTGACAATACAATCACAGTAACAGGTGGAGTTGTGATTGCGTCTGGATATTCTACATTAGGTCAAACTATTGATTTAACCGGATATAGGTTTGAAAAATTTTTAAGACTCGGTTGTTCTGTTGCTGGAGTAAGAGACACGTTATGGTTAGTTGTTACTCCATTATTAAACTCTACGATTGATGGTTTTCACGGATCACTTACATTTATAGAATCAGATTAATTATGTTTAAATATATTGTTGGATTTTGTGCATTATTAGTTGCTAGTTGTTCTGCTTTTTTTTCTGTTCAGGGTCTTGCGACATTATATTCTGGTCAATTTATTTCTGTATGTATAATGGCTGGTGGCTTGGAATTTGGAAAAGTAGTAGCTGTCAGTTATCTTCATAGATACTGGAATAAAACAACATTTATTTTAAAAACATATTTAGTTATTTCTGTTTTGGTTCTTATGGGAATAACTTCTTTGGGTATTTTTGGGTTTTTAATGTCAGCATATCAACAAAGCCATTCTAAAATAGAAATGGTTGATATAAAAAAAGAAACATTGGAATCAAAAAAACAAAGTTTTGTAACTGATATAAATTTTCTAGAAAAAAGAGTAAACACTTTAAACGAGGTTAGATTAAAACAAGAACAAAGAGTATTAGAATCTGGAAATTATAAAACACCAAGAGAACAAGCATATGCTTCTATAGAAAAATCTAATCAAGAAATAAGCGAAATAAATTTAAAATTAGAAGAAAATCAAAGAAATATTTCTTTGATTGATCAGGATTTGATACTTCTAAAAATAGAAGAATCGAAATCAACCGACATAGGAACCTTAAAGTTTGTATCTCAATTATTTAACAAAAATGTTGAAACTATTGTTAAATGGCTTACAATTATAATTGTTTTTGTTTTTGATCCATTGGCTGTTTGTTTGGTTCTTGCTTATAATAATACATTACAAAAAAAAGAAAACAACAATATGATCGAAAAAAAACACAATGATTCTGTTGTCAATGATTCTGTTGTCAATGATTCTGATATTAATGTTAATAAATCAATGAAAATAAAATATAAAGACATATGAAATACAGTAATAATAGATTTTATAGAGACATATTTGAACCAGAAGTTAATAAGATTATTAACAATTTAGACGAAAATAAAATAAAACCAAAAAGAAACTTTTGGAAATTTTTTTTAAATTTGATTAAAAAAATTAAATTAGCTTTTAAAAAAGAGTAAATAGTTTATATTATATTATGCCGAGTCCTTTAGAGAAGTTTAATCAATTTGAAAATAAAAATAGAGCAATTATTTATTTGATAATCAAACCTTTATTAACACTTATTGCTTTTTTAACTCTTGGTTATTATAGTATGTGGTTATCAATTAACTATGTAAAACAAGATAAATTTGCGGAATATGTTGAAAAACAAATAATTTACGATAAAAATCAAGACGATGTATTAAAAAATAGATATGATATAACTCAAACAAAATTAGAAACGATAATAAACAATCAAACAATTTTTACAGAACAACTCAAGTCTTTTAGTTTACTTAACTACACATATCAAAAAGAACTTGATAAATATAATGAAAGATTGGTTTTTCTGGAAAGAAAAAATGGAGAATAAATGGCAACTACATCAAAAAGAATAAGTCAACTAACACTTTACACAAATCAACAATTTAATCCTGCTTGGTTGACTTGTACTATTCCTGCAAACTTTGCATCTGTAGATAACCAAGAATATTCAGATACTTTCAAAGTATCTTTAAGTTCGCTAGTAATGTCATTGCAGGATGTCAGTATGAACGGACAGTTAACTGTTTTAAAAACGGTTAGTGCGGCTTGTCCTGTATTTATAGGAGACTCTGATAGTAGAACAGGTATTTTCACATTCAAAGGAACCTCTCCATCTACAAGTTTTATAGACTTGGTCGCAGATACAAACTCACAACAATATTTAACAATAGGAATTAATAAATCTTGGTTTTTTAAAGTTTTTATAATAGGTGTAAATTCAGTAAATCAATCAACAAATATAGAGTTTATAGGATTAATAAAAAGATCATCAAATGGAACTGTTGAAATAGTAGGAACCACTACAAAAATAATATATTCAAGAGAAGATATATCAACAGATGCTAATGTCACAATTAATGATGATGTTGCAAAGACAATTAAAATCCAAGCAAAAGGGGCGGGTTATAAGTGGACAGCAAGAATGGATATTGTTCAGGTTTAAAAAAAACTCTTGACCTTTACATGTATTTTTGGTAAATCTTATTTTGATGATAAATCAAAAAGCCGAAAGAGCAAAAGAACTGAAATCTGAAGGTTTCAGTTATAACCAGATAGCAAAAATACTAGATTCAAAACCATCAACTGTGTGGGATTGGGTTACTGGACGAAAAAGATCTGATGATATTTTTATCAGTAAAAACGCTCCAGTAGGGTTTAAAAAATCAAACCAATCTTCTAATAAGAACAAACAAGGAGAAGAAGAATTGTTTGATTTTATTATGAACCTTTCTCATATTGACTATCCATGTCCTGTTAAAAAAACTGTGAAAACAGAATCAAATCCATATGCTCTTGTTATTGGTGATATGCATTTTGGATCAGAAGATTGGAATGTTTTAGATATTTTTCTTAAAACAGTTGAAGAATTGAAGCCCTCTACTATTATTCTAAACGGAGATACATTGGATATGTTCTCTATTAGTAAATATTCAAAGGATATTAGATATAAAAGTTCTTTATTAAACGAAAGAGAACAATATCATAAATTTTTAAAATTGTTACATGATATAACAGATTCGTATGATTCTAGTATTTTTGAAACAAACTCAAATCACTCTGGAGATGGTTTAGAGGGAAGATGGTGGAGATATCTTTCTGACAGACTTGGTGAGTTGGCCGAGATTCCCGAAATAAAGAAAAAACTATCATATGAATCCGTATTTTATCCAAAAGAAGAATGGAATAGAACCAAGTTAGTTGATTATGTAGAAATCGTACCCGGTTTTATTGTAATGCATGGAGACGTTGTTCGTCGTCATGGTGGATACTCTGCAAGAGGATTATTTGAAAAATGGTTCACATCCATTATGTGTAATCATACTCATAGAATAGGAATGACATCACAAAGAATTCCGTCTATAGGTTCTCAAAAAGAACAAATAGTTAGAGTGTATGAAAATGGATGTGCTTGTAATTTAAAACCATTATATGCATCAGCGGCAAATTGGCAAAATGCGTTTTCTATTATTAATTTTTCTGATAAAGAAGCGGCAGTAGAAACTGTTCTTGTAACAAACAAGAAAGCTATTATTTCAACATTAGGAAAAACATTAAAAGCATAAAATGAGTATTTTTGCAGAAAAACATCTTAATTACGAAAATATTATTTTAAAAAATAATAAGTCAATTGTTAGGTCCAGATCTAAATGCAATATAAAAACATTCTTTGGTTCAAAAGAATATTCATCACCTGTTTGTTGTAGTAATATGAAATCATTACTAACACCAGATATATGTAAAATATTTGATGATAGACATTGGTTTTATGTATACCAAAGAATTGATGGATGTGATGATGTATTCAGATTCGTACAAAGAACAAGAATAGAAAATTGGTACTCAACATCTATTTCTGTAGGAATAGATCAACAATGGATAGATCTACTTGAACAATTGAGTACTATGAATTATTCGGTTGATTCTATTACAGTTGATGTTGCTCATTCATTTAATGATAACATAATTCCAATTATAAAAGCAGCAAGAAAATATTATCCAAATGCATTTTTAATTGTGGGTAATGGATCAACTAAAGAATGGGTTGAGTTCATGGAAAAACTTGGTGTTGATTGTATAAAACTTGGGATAGGTGTATCAAAAGCATGTAGAACAAGACAATATACTGGTTTTGGATCTAGCACTGTTTCTTCTTTGATAGAATGTTTTGAACACGCAAAAAGCGTAAAGATAATGTCAGATGGAGGATTAACTGTTGATAATAATGGCGAAGTTTGGGTGGGTGATATTAATAAATCATTTGTTCTTGGTTCAGATTATGTAATGAGTGGTTCTTTATTTAGTAAATGTATAGATTCTCCTGCAATTTTAAACGGATATTATGGAAATGCATCAGAAAACGCAAAAGGAAATAAAAAACATGTGGAAGGAACCAATCTCAAAGTTTCAACCAACGGGTTAACAATATCCGAAATGTGTGATTTGATAGAAGACAGTATAAAATCAGGAATAAGTTATTCTGGTGGAAAAGATTTAACTTGTTTTAGGAAAGTTGAATATTTTTTAATATAAAAATATATAGACATTACTATAAAAAAAACGTATACTGTAATCCATGTACAAACTAGAAAGAAAAATAATAACAAGTGGTGTTTGGTCTGAAGTTATGCTATCTCCTTTTAAAACTAGGGAAGATGTTAAAAATTATCATTCCAAATACAGCAAATACTATCCTGATCCAGAAGATAGAATTTATAGAGTTACTAACCTAGAAACTGGTGGAATGAAAGCAATCAAATGAATATTTATAAAGAATTGTGTGAAATAGAAGAATTAAAAGACAAATCATCTTTACAAAAGGATGAAATTTTGGATCATTATTTTAAAGATCCAAAAAAAGCAAAGAAACTCCTTCTAGAATTACAAGAAGTAGAAAAGGAATTAAATGAATTAGATAAAGAATTTTCAAAATACTTATGAAATTTATTGAAATAATATTGGAGAACAGTGATAACAAATTTGCAAAACTCCACAAACCAGCATATAAGGCTAATCAAAATCCAGAAAATGGTATAACTGTTCATAACAAATCCGCTTATCATGTTATTAAAGATTGTGCTGATATAGCTCATAAATATATTCCATTATATGTTTTTGGTGAATATTTAGAACCTTTTTCAAAACTTAAAGGTAAATTTAAAAAATCTGATATTGTTGAATTTATTCAATCCACTAAAAAAATTACTCAAAACGAACATTTGTTATGTTTGATTATAAACAAATCAAATGAAAAAAATAAAGCACAGGAAGCTTTAACTATAAAAACAAATACTTTCGATTCAAGTGATCCTTATGGTGATTATGGTTCAGATTCTGGAGTTGAAGATACTAAAAAATATATAAATCAATATAATCAAATGAATGATTCTGATACTATTCAACTATTATGTGAATTGTTTGATGTAAGTATTTAAAAACCTATCGTTATCCAACTAGATTTAATTTAGATTCAAAAATTCTTAACAAGTTTATAGACGGTACTGCTGAAAAAAAAGGGTCTTGAATTAATTCCTAGAGGAAAGTAGTTGACATTTTTAGAAAATTGATATATAGTTTTTATTAGATAGTTGGTTCCCGATGAGCCAATGGGACTGAGAATACTCGGTCGAATACAAAATCGGAAATTGTTCTTTGACATTCTATTTTAACAGACCCATCATGCCTCTACTTGCAAGAAGTAGTTTCTGAAGTACAAAGAAACGAAAGTGAGACTATGCACACTTTGATGGGTATTTCTTTTATCAAGCGCAGATGCCGTCGAAAGCTCTACCGCGATAGATGACAATGCAATGTTTCCGGAAACATCATTTAGTCTGTAGGGAACTTCTCCTAGTGATAGAATGAGGAGTCTTGATAAAAACTAATATGCAATATAGCTCAAGTAGTAGAGTCCTGATTTGTATTCAGGAGGTTGATGGTGCAAGTCCATCTATTGCAGAAGCAAGAAGTGTAGCTCAGTTGGTAGAGCAGCAACACCCTCTCATGAGACTCATGTCTCTAGGTAAAGGACCGAAACGCTGGGTGGTAAAGCAAGCCGTTGGTTCGAATCCAACCACTTCTTCTACTTTGATAAGTCGGATGGGAATGGTGTGCTGTGCTGTTCTTAAAAAGCTAACCATTGCGGACTTATCACCAGACCCGATTAGGCAGGGGGTGACAAGAAATCTTCGTCCAACGTGAGAAAAACACGGTAGCCAATGAAGAACTTTCTGGTATTAATTTTTGAAATTTATGGGGGTGTACTGGTTTCGATTTATAATTGAAATCTAAGAGTGCATGTAGAGGATGATAGTTGGCCTCTTTAATAATCTATCAAAAAACTAAATGCAGAAGACAATACTTCTGATCTTTTAGCCGAAGCTGAATACATCTTCAACAATGCTGACGAGTTCCTCGCTGGCGTTGAAGACTACGCACTCGCCGCTTAAAAGCCTAACGGTAATCCTCTAAACCCGTTTTGAATTGCAGAGGTTTTGACAATCTGTTAGACATCATGTAAAAAATATTACGGAGTTTGTTGTAACTTAAAAACAACAAGGTTGGTTAATGTGCCAAGATACCTTATAAATCGAATATATTAAAGCATGTAGTATCTTTTAGAGGATATTGTAAAGACAGGGGTTCGATTCCCCTCACTCTCCAGTTTCTATATTGACAAAAATAAAAATTTTGATAAATTAAATATATGGGTAGTTCGCATAGCGGCAATTGCAGAAGACTGTAAATTTTCCCTCTTCGGAGTTCGCTGGTTCGAGTCCAGCACTGCCCACCACTTTTATTATAGGTATGAAAAAAGATGAAAATATCCTTTCACAAGAATTAATAGATTTTTGTGAAAGAGCTATAGATGAATCCAAGAAATTGTGTGATGATATATTAGACAATTATAAAGGAAACTTAGAACAAAAAACAGTTTTAAAAGAATTATCAAAAATGATGGAAATTGATAATAAAATTAAACAAAAAATAAACAATTTATCTTTTTCAAATATTAATGATGATAATATTTTATTAGATGATGTAGAAAAATTATTAAAACAAAAATTTAATATTTTAAACTTTTTAAATTTTACAGATGAAAAACAATTTATTTGATATTTGTTGTTGGGTTGTTATAACAATAGCAACCATATATTCCACTTTATATGGAACCTACAAAATAATAGAAACTTTATTAAAATGAAAACATTAAAAGAGAAAATTATAGATATATTAGGCGAAGATGAAAATTTTTTATTAGCAGATGGATTTGATGATGCATTTGTTGGTATCGGTAGACAATTTGGTAGACCTATTGCGATATATGATAAATTAAAATGTATTGATATTTTACAAGAAGATATGTCCTATGACGAAGCCGAAGAATATTTTAGATATAATGTCGAGGGCGCGTATGTTGGAGAAAACACGCCAATATTTTTAGAAACACTATGAAAATTAAATTGCCAGAATCTATACATGAACTTGGTCTAATTACATTTAAAGAACCTATGTATATTGACCTATATCATGTAGATCGTCATAATCATCTAGCATATTTTGAATGGGACTTTGGAATGGATTGTAAGGTATTCTTGGATTCTTGGATTCTGAAAAGTAGAGCACCAAAAGGAATTAAAAATAAAGTTTTAATGCAGATTCAATATGATCTTGGTCATGCTTTCTTTCATTATGAAGGAGATCCAAATTATACACATTACCATTGGGCATTAAAAGCATGGTTAAAGGATAGAGTAGACTTGGATGAAAATTTTGGACAAGATTCATATTACAAATAATCATTGACATTTTATTATTTTTACATTAATATTTAATAAATGAAAAAAAAAAATAAACCATCTAAAAAAGTATCCATAGAGTTTGATGAAAAGCATCTTGGTACTCTCGCAACTGCATTAGAAGTCTATTCTCGCCTTCGTTCTGGTCAAATCAAAATGGCAATGGATACCGCATTTTGGGATAAAGAATTGACGTACCAAGATGGAGAGGTGCTGGAAAGCATGGTGAGAACTATTGTTTTTCATAAAGAAGAAGAACTAATGAAAAATCGAAATTCTTATTATGGTATTGGTTGCGAAAAAATGAAAGATGGCACGGTAGCATGGGAAATTAAAAAGACAATTGATCAGTATTTACATTACCAAAGAAATGATGGATATAGACAAATTTGTGATGTTTCCGGTGCTGGAGCATTTCAAAGTTCTGATGTTCCTATACCAAAAATCATAGAACCTTCTCGCATGTTGTCGGAATTCGCTTATTGGAAACCACAAAAAGAATTTAGAATACCACAAAGATACCAAGAACGAGTTGATAAAGCAATGAAAAGTAAAGACTTTACTTTAGTTTGGGATCTAGTATATAAAGCATTTAAGAAAAATTTACCGAAAGGATCTAGTTCTAGTGTAAAAGAAGTTGCTGGAACTTACTATGTAGTAATTACAGAACCATACAAGTGGATTGATGATGAAAGATAATATAACCAAACAGTCGGTTTTAATTTTAAATAAACACTGGATACCGATTAATACTACTACACCAAAACATTCATTTGCCTTAATTTTTTCAGAAAATGCAAAAGGGTTATTAGTGGAAGAAGATAAAGTAGTTCCATTGGATTGGAATGATTGGGTTGCTATAAATCCAAGTGAAATAGATCGTAAAATTAAAACTGTTAAAGGTTATATAAAAATTCCTAGTATTATAGTTTTAAATTATTATGATAAAATTCCAAGACAAACTATAAAATTTACACAGAAAAGCTTATGGGAACGAGATAATTTTACTTGTCAATATACTGGTAAAAAAGTAACAAGAACAAATGGTAATATAGATCACATAATTCCAAGATCTCAGGGAGGAAAAACAACATGGGAAAATTGTGTAATTGCACATAAAGAAATAAATGCATTAAAAGCAGATAGAACACCAGAACAAGCAGGATTAAAATTACTTAAAAAACCATTAGCCCCAAAAATTATGCCAGTTTCTTTTTATATTAGAAACAGAGAAGAAGTGAAAGACTGGGGATTATTTTTAAATTGATTATGGAAAATATTATTGACGAAATTACAAAATTAACCAATGATTGGAGGTCTTTGAGTGGGAAAGGACACTGTAAAGATAGAGATTTTCATTGGTATATAGAAACTAAATGGAGTTATGGACAACCTCCAAAATATATTGTTCAACATCACGGTTACATTTTACATGATTTTGAGGAAATAGAATGTAGTTCTTATGAAGAAGCATTGACTCTTTTAAGAGACACCTTAAAGGAAAAAATAGAAGAAGAAAAAAAATCTCAAAAAGAAAACGAAGAAAATGGATGGTAATATGAAAACATTAAATAAAGACAAACCGATTTTATTTTTAGGAGATCATCACGGAGCTTGGTTACAGCTTTTTGATATATTAGACGCTAAAAAAATAAGTGATTGTTACTTGATTAGCGTTGGGGATTCTGGAATTGGTTTTACTGATAATGAAAATCAAAAAAAGATGATAAATTATTTGGATTACGAATTTAAAGATAGGAATATTATCTTTATGGCTATCCGGGGGAACCATGATGACCCCTCTTTTTTTGTAGGAGAAAATCGAGTTCAACTGAACAATTTTGAATTGATTGAAGATTACACTGTAATGGAATACAATGGTAAGAAAATTCAATTTATTGGAGGGGCCGTTTCTATTGATAGAACAGCAAGAAAGGAAAGAATTTCATACTGGGAGGAAGAGGTTCTTAATTTTGAAAGAGATAAATGTGAGGAAGTTGATATTCTCATAACTCATACGGCCCCTTCTTGGTGTTTTCCACAACAGTTTAATGAAATGGTCTATGGTTGGGCTAGAGAAGATGCTTATTTGCTAGAAGACCTAACAGACGAAAGAGCAATTATGGATGAGATTTGTAAGCTATGTAAACCAAAAATTCATTTATATGGACACTTTCATAGCTCTTGGACCGAAAGAGTAAATGGATGTGTACATAAACTTTTGGATATTAACGAAATTTGGGAGAAATCTTCTTATGATTTTTAAAAGACTAAGTATTATAATGAAAGATGTAGTTACTACTACCGAATTTTTGTTCTATAATTCTTTGGTATATAAAGAATTTTTAGAAGAAAGAGAAGAAGTATTGAAACATAAGTGGTTGGAAAGCGAAAAAAAGGGATATGATATTGGCTATAGTTCTGCTTTAATTGACTGGGTTATAAAACATAGAAGCAACTGGAGAAAATATAAAAATAATGAAAACTAGTACAAAAAATATTTTAGCTGTAGTAACATTTTTTTTATTATCTTTTTTATATTTTTGGTTGATGTTTTTTACAAAGTAGTCTATCATTTATTGAATGAAATTAAGTCTTCCAATAGAAGAATATTTTAATGTTGTTCCTAATAAATTTTGCGATCTCGATTGTTATTTAATAACACCAAAAATAGACGCAAAATGGAATAATAATAATTTATTCTATCGTTCTCTTATTACTGATAAAGAGGGTAGCGTAATGTCATGCGGGTTTTTTAAATTTTTTAATTATCTCGAAAAACCAGACTGTTATCCAGATCCAGAAAAATTTAATGATTGGAAGTGTGAGGAGAAAAAAGACGGTTCTTTGGTTATTTGTGATTATGTAAATGGAAAATTCTCCATGAGAACCAGAGGAACAGTAAGTTATGCAACTCAAGAAAATGCTACAGATTTTGAATTGCTTCCACAGAAATATCCAAAAGTTAAAGAATATTTAAAGAAAAACCAACATCTTAGTTTGTTATTTGAAATTGTTACTCCTAACAATGTAATAGTTATTAGACCAAAAGAAATAGAGTTTTATCTGATTGGAGCAATTGATAAAAATAAAATGACCATAGTTTCATCTGGAGATTTAACAGAAATATGGAGAGAGCTTGGAAATGTTCCGACACCAACAACTTATACATTTAATGATATAAGAGATTTATCAAAAATATCTGAGCATATTAAAAATTGGAAGGGTGATGAAGGAATTGTAATTTCTTATAATAACGGACAGAACAGAATCAAGATGAAAACGTCTTGGTATTGTATAATACACAGAATTAAATCCCAACTTAGTTCTAATAAAAATCTTATTGATTTTTATATAGAAAAGGAACTCCCAGTATATCAAGAATTTTATAAAATAATTGAAACGGAATTTGATTTTGAAATTGCAGTTCAATTAAAAAATGAACTAGAAAAAATATCTGAAGCAGGAGAAAAATCTAAAAAATATATTGATCATATCCTAGAAGTAGTGCATGATATCAGAAAAGTAAAAACAAGAAAAGATCAAGCACTAATGATTAAGAAAAATTTCCAAGAAAACTCTTCATTTGTGTTTTGTATTTTAGATGGTAAAATAATAACAAAAAATCAATGGATAAAACTTATAAATCAAAACTATGAAAGTTAAAGAACTAATTGAAATATTACAAAAAGAAGATCCAGAAACGTTGATTCTTGTAGATGGGTATGAAGGAGGTTATGCCGTCCCAGTTGATACAAAACAAAAAAACGTATGTGGTCCATTTAAAAGAGAATGGTATTATGGGGAATACGATGATTGTAAAGAAGGAGAGTTGTTTAAAACAAAAGCAATCTTAATATCAAGATAAATTGTGAAACATTTTTATTCATATAAGTATAGATATGAATAAAATATTTTTGTTGTTGATGAGTTGTATTATTTTTACATCTTGTACGAATACCCCTAAAAACTCAGAATCTTGGATGGTAAATCAAAAAAATGCATGTCTTCCGACCGCAATCGCGTTTCGAGAAGGATTACAAAAATATGATGTTTGGTCAGAAGTTCTTAGATATGAATGGATTGACGTAAAAACCAAGAAACCAAAGGGTCATGCAATTGTGGTATATATGTATCCAAAAGGACAAAACAAACTTTGGACCTATGATTTTTGGGGTAGTTATAGAGTCCGTGCATTTAAAGACAATCCTTTACATATTGCAAAAGAAGCAGTTAAAGTTAGACTAGAAGATAGAAATGTTTATTTTGCAGAATTTATAAAATAATTATAAAAAATTTTTTAAGAATAAGTAATAGTGTACGTAAAGTACGAATACAACTAAACTAGTTTTAAAAAAAATATGGCACAAATTAAAATACAAGGTAATACAAAATTTTTCGGAAATACAATCTTTTCAACATCTGGCGGAGGTGGAGGCTTTGTTTCTCCTGTTGATACAACCCTCTATAACAGTTCAGGAGATGTTCTTGATACTGTAAATGGAAATGTTCCAATTACTTGGAAATACGGTCAAAACGCCGAAGGATATGTAGATATTGGCTCCTCTGCCACTTATATTGGAAACTATGCATTCCTAAATAACCAACTCACATCAGTTACTATTCCAGATTCTGTGACTAGTATTGGAGACAGTGTATTCCAAAATAACCAACTCACATCAGTTAATATTCCTAATTCTGTGACTAGTATTGGTAGCGATGCATTCAGTTATAACTTACTCCAGTCGGTTACTATTGGAAATTCTGTGACTACTATTGGATACGGTGTATTCAGTAATAACCAACTCACATCAGTTACTATTCCTAATTCTGTGACTAGTATTGGAGGCTATGCATTCGGTAATAACAATCTTACTTCTGTTACTATTGGAAATTCTGTGACTAGTATTGGAGGCTATGCATTCAAATATAACCAACTCACATCAGTTACTATTCCTAATTCCGTGACTACTATTGGAAGCAATGCATTCCAAAATAACCCGCTCACATCAGTTACTATTGGAAATTCTGTGACTACTATTGGAAGCAATGCATTCTATTTTAACCAACTCCAATCAGTTACTATTCCAGATTCTGTGACTAGTATTGGAAGCAATGCATTCGCGTTTAACAATCTTACTTCTGTTACTATTGGAAATTCTGTGACTAGTATTGAAGGAGAAGCATTCAGAGAAAACCCGCTTCTTGTCACTGTTAATTGCTTTACAACACAAACAGCATTTGTGGGATCTGATGCATTCTACCCTGGGTCTGATGCATACTATTATGGATTTCTTACTCTTCATGCTAGAGCAACGGATGAAACATGGACAGCTGGAAGTGCTGTTTTCCAAGGAATAAACATGGCAATTATAAAAGATCTATAAAAAATAATGAACAAAAAACAACACGCATACGTAGGACCAAGAGGTAAAATTAGAAGAATGTTCCAAACCGAACAAACCGTTGATAGCATTCCTCAAGGTGTAACTCAAATTTACTTAACAGAAGAACAACACGATCAGGTTCTTGCACTCCATAAAGAAGGCAAACAAGCTGGTTGGAAAGATAATTCTGTAGTCGAATTTTTTCTTTAACATCAACCAAACAAAAAGAAAACCTCGGAAGACTAAAAATCTTTCGAGGTTTTTATTGACTTTTTAAAAAAAATGTAGTAATGTATAGTACATGAGTAAAACAATTCACTTCGTTTCCGGTCTTCCCCGTTCAGGATCAACACTCTTGATGAACGTCTTGGCCCAAAATCCTAGAGTTCATTCAACTGCCACTAGTGGTCTTCATGAAATTGGTTATATTGCTCGGAAATTTTCTGCTACAGAAGAATTTAAAACTATTCCTAATCCTAAAGACGGAGAAACTCTATTCTACGATTATATCAAAGGAGGGTGTGAAAATGCCTTTAATAGATTGACGGATCGTCCTGTAGTAGCTGATAAATGTCGTTCTTGGGTTGGACACTTGGATATGCTATTTGCAATTTGGCCTAATGCTAAAGTATTAGTTCCTGTAAGAGACATGAGAGGTATCCTTTCTTCATTTGAAAAGAAATGGCGTCAACATCCTTTTCCCTTTACTGGTGTGGAAAAACAATCTCCACAAAACTGGACTACTGTAGAAAAAAGAACACAAGGTTGGTTGAACATTCCACCACTCGGAATTGCTGTTGAAAGACTTTCTGATGCAGTAAAAAGATATCAAACCAAATTACATTTTGTACACTTTGAAGATCTTACAAAAAATCCAAAGGATACCATGGATAGTATTTGGGAATACCTTGAAGAAAAGCCTTTCAAGCATGACTTTAATAATGTGAAACAATATACAGTAGAACATGAATTAGGCTGGCCTTATGGTGATCATGAGATTAGAAACAAAGTAAAACCTTTAGAAAATGATTGGAGCGAGGTGCTAGGGAAAAATTTTTCTGAACAAATTAATGAGTCCTTTAAATGGATTAATAATCTCTAAAAGATATAATATAAGATTTTGGTAATAAAACATAATATATCCTATCCGGAGTTCAATTCTCTGGATAGGATTTTTTTTATTGACATTATCATAAAATAATATAACATGTGTGAATGTATTTTAATTTTACAATAAGGAACTTTTGCAAACCAAGAAAAGAGTTTAAAAAGTATTTTTCATTTTATAAACAAATTTCCAAATATAAAAATGTAGAATTCGAAATATTTTATTCAGGAGATAATATTTTTCAATTTCAATTAGATTTTTGTCCTATTGCCAGAGATCATGGTGGTTTGAATATAAATTTAACTTTTTTGGGATTTGACGCAGGGTTAATAATTTATGATTCTCGGCATTGGGATTATAAAAATTGGTGTTGGGAAGAAAAGTATTGACATTCTTATAAAATATATTAATATTGTCTTTATGGATAAAGAACTTGAATTAAAACTTGTAAAGAAATACTCGAAGATTCTCAAAGATTACAAAGGAGATATGATGCAAACTTGTATGGCATGGGGAATGGAGTGCGACAATGGCTGGTACAATCTTCTAGACAAATGCATGGAGAAACTTCAATATTTTTGCGACATTTGTTCAAAGAATGGAGAAGAAGTACAAGTCGTTGCTAATCAGGCCAAAGAAAAGTACAGCACGCTCCGTTTTTACGTAAGTGTCTATGGTGCAAATAGTATTGAAAATAATATTATCGATGACATTATTAATCAAGCGGAAGCAGAGTCTGCTAGAACTTGCGAAGTGTCGGGTAAGCACGGAGAGTCCTGTCATAGAGGTGGTTGGTACAAAACTCTTTGTTACGAAGAAGCAAGAAAGCTAGGTTATGTAGCTTGCAATGAATCAACAGAATCTTACTGGAAAGAAAAAGACGCAAAAGGAGAAAAAAATGACGACCACGATGAACCAGAAACAACTTGAAGAGTTTGCATTTTATGAAAGCGGATTGTCTGCTGATGGATGTCTACAAAAATTAGATTCTTATGCCATTGAAGCCATTAAAAAGTATGGGAGGATTCTTGTACAAAAACAAAAAGAAAATTTTATAGCAGGGTTTCAAGGTTGTTGTTATACGTGTGAACCAGTTGGTCTTCTAAATCAACAACTGGAAGAACAGCTGAAATGTATCGGAGAAGACGGTACAGAAGAACACAATGCTGCTGTAGAGCTTCGTAGTAAATTAGCAGAAGCTCTCGTTAAAAACGATCAATTGGAAGAAATTGCAAGAAGACTTTATGGAGTTGTTCTGCACTTACAAGAAGTATCTAAAACAAATATGGTAGTTGTAATTGGTCCAAATTTTTATTCAGAAACTGTAGATTCTATTAAAATGTATGAAGACTATAATGCCAATACTTGAAAAGATTTTATTTTTGTTAGTGATAATAGTATTAATACTTTCAGCTTGTGTTTCTAGTTATTATATAGACAAGCAAGGTCAGTTGGATATGGAAGAATTAGAGCGAATGGTTGAACAAGAATTACAAGAAAAACATGGAAAACGAAACTAAATATAAGTTTATAGAAACAACAGGATGTACTGCATTTAATTTTACAGTAAATGATAAACAAATTTCAGAACTTTCCGAACAAGATTATAGTGAAATGATAGATTATCTTTTTTTGAAAGTAAAGGAGGGGATTAAAGAACAAACTATACTTCTTGAAGATGTCGTAAAATTGTTTCAGCCGAATGATTGGAAGTATGATCCAGAACCATGTTCACAGTGTTTCGATACGGTTTCTACAACTACATGGAATATTTAATTTAAAGTTTTTGATATAATTGAAGAAACATAAAAATAAATCAATTTAAAATCTATTTAATTTAAAAAAATATGAAAAAAATAATTAAACCATTAGAAAGGGAAGAGGCTGTTTATTATTCAGACTTTTCTGGAAAAATTTTAGGAGAGTTCGGTGTTCCTGTTGAGCTAAAAATTTCTTGTGGATATGGTTCTAAGTATGATGGTAGTGATATAACTCTTCATTTAGACGATAATGATTTAGAAAAAATAATTTTAACATTTAAACAACTAATTTCTGATGATTTTAAAAAAGAAATTAAGAAAAAAATAGAAAAATACGAAGAAGATTATGATAGTAGTATGCAAATGAGAGATTGGGATCATTGCGATAGAGCAATAAATACACTTTGGTTTTTTAAAAATATTTTAGATATAAAACAAGAAAGTTATGAAAAATAAAAAATTAATTAAATTTTTGTATAATAAAAATTCGGACGTGCAAATTTTTGTAACTGGATACGAATGTGGTTACGATTTTTTACCAAGAACATCTTAAAATTATGTTATATTTTATTATAGGAGTAGGAGTTGGTATTTTATTCTCATTTATATGTTTGTTTTTTTATATTTTCTATCAAAATGTTATGACCTTAAAAGAAACATATAAAGACGGATGGGATAACCCTTTTTAAAAAAAAATATGAAAAAAAATAAAGAAAAATATACACCAGATAAAATGCATCCAGAAGATGCTATTTATAAAGCAAAAACATTTATTCGTGAACTGGAGAAAGTGCAGAGTTTATACTTTGAAAAACTTGTAAGTGATTTAAATTTAAATTCAGAAGGAGAACAATGGTTGTTTGACTATGTTTATAATTCAGAAGACGAATATGACGGATTTGACCATTATTTAGATAATCATAATAAAAATTATAATAATATGTTTATAAGTGATATAACGAATATTAATGATTACTCATCACCTGTGGATCATATGAGTTCTTGTGAGGCTAGTTTAGGAACAACATTTCCAAGTCCATTTGACAATGAAGAAGTTTCTATTGAATTGAAAACATTAACAGAAACAATTAAAAACAATGAATAAAAAATTAAAAAACATATTCATTAAATTATGAAAATTGAATTACTTAATTATTTTGGCAACGATTTAATGGTTGTGAATTCTGCCAGAGTAAGTTATGGAAAGTATAAAGAAATCTTAGATGATAAGGATATAAAACTTTTAACTTATTTAGTGGAACACAAACACACAGCACCATTTAGACATCCACAATTACAATTTAGAATAGAATGTCCTATATTTGTAGAAAGACAGCTTTTTAAACATCAAATTGGACTATCAGCTAATAGCATTTCTGGTAGATATGTGGATTTTAGTGATAATTATTGCAAAATAGAACAACTCAGAAAGCAGTCTAAAAGTTCAAAACAAGGAAGTGATGGTATTGTTGATAGACCAGATTTAGTTGAAAAAATGAATAAACATATGGAAAATTCTTCCATATTATATAAGGAATTATGTGATTCTAATGTATCAAAAGAACAAGCAAGAATAATTTTACCATTAGCACTAGAAACTCAATTTATATGGACGGGTTCTCTTTTAGCATTTATACATTTTTGGGGTCTTAGATTAAAATCAGACACACAAGAAGAAACTAGGTATGTAGCACAAGAAATGTTAAGATTGATGGAAAATATTCCAGACAAACCTTTTAAACACACATTAAAATCGTTTGGATATTAATGTCTTAAAATAAATTAAAGTATGGCAAAGTATATTAAAAAAATAATTACAAGCGAATTTTTAGATTTATATCCTGATGTGTATTTTATTTTTGGAGATAATTTAACAAGAAAAGGTAGTGGAGGAGCGGCAAAACTCAGACATCACCCTCATGCTATTGGTTTTATTACAAAAAAATTTCCTGATAACAACGACAGTTCATTTTATAGACCAACTGAATACTCACCAGTGTTTTTTGAGGAACTAGAAAAACTCAACAATATTGTTAAATTATATCCATCTAAAATATTTTATGTCTCACAGCTTGGAGCAGGATTAGCTAATAAATTTAGAATTTGGGAATTGTTAATAAGAGACAACCTAGTACGAAAATTAGAAAAATTTGACAATGTAATATTTTGCTGGGACGATAACATTAATACATGACTGATAAACAAATGAATGCTGATACAATAAGATATTTCAACAGAGCAGAAAAATTACAAGAACAGCTTAGAGAATTTAATTTTCATCATTTTGAATACTTTTGGTATAATGATGGAATATATTCTGGATGTTGGAAAGACATGTCTGTATCAATGGATTCTCCGGATCGAGATGGTCATTGTTACTGGCAGTTCGGATTTAGAAGTAAATTGTCAAGCAATCCGAGACTGAATTTAGAAGGAATAGTTCCTGTTGGAGATGATTATTTTGTTTTTAATTTGAGATATGTACAAGAGGTGAAACTACATGATAGAGATGGGTATTGGGGACCAGTTGCTGTTTCGTCAATTGAAGATGTCTTGGAAAAAGACTTGACTAACATGCAAAAATTTATAGACTATTTAGTTAAATGAATTTATGAAAATACCAGTAACATTCGTAAGCGTACATCCAATGACATTCGATCTTGTAGGAAATATATGGTTTATAGTTGGTTGCGATGAGGACAAAAAGACATTAACACTTTCAGCCACACAAGATCAAACAATAGTATATAGTTTTACTGAAATTAACAAATTGAAGGGTTGTTTTTGGTTTGGACATATTTCTGATGAAGATATCAGAACAGCTAAAGAAATTATATGAGAGCAGACTATAAAAATACAAAAGTTGGAGATCAAGTAGTCTTCAAAAAATCTACCAAACATTGGTTTATCGACAGAGAAGAGAATGCAAAGAAACTAAGAGCAGAAAAAACTTATACAGTAAAAGAAATTTCTGTTGCATCTTCTTCAACTGGTGTTACACTAGAAGAAACAGGAGAATTGGAATATGAACTTTGCTGGTTTGATATTATAGAAAATTAAAATTATGAATACAGAAAAAAAAACATTAACAGAAGAATTTGAACAAATTCTTTCATCAAAAGTAGACACAAAGTTAGAAGAAGCAGGATATACAAAAAACGTAGAAGAATGGATTGAATTTGTAGAAAATTCTAAAACAGATCCTCTAACACCAAACGAGTATATTTGCGATTATACAATTGTGAAGAATGCTGAAGCTTTTGCTCTAGGACCAGTATTTTCTTATATGGGAAAAGTATATGCTTGCTCTGCATCCGAATACAATTCTTTGAGAGATTTGAAAGACCATTTAAATGGGAAAAAATACATAGTTTATTATATTCTTTGTCGAGTTGTTTCTGAGCCTATTGGTCCAATAGAAACAAGAGATCTTTTTATTACATTTAAAGATAATTTTTCGCCAATAGATAGAATTGGAAAAAATCCAAAATTGCGTTATACCTTTAGAGGACACATCTTAGAATGATACCTAAAAAATACGCAACATACCAAAATACCAAGGTTGGAGACAAGATTATGTTTAGAGAATCTACCATGCATTGGTTTACTAACAGAATTGAGAATGCAAAGAAGCTAGTCTCTGGACAGGTTTATACAGTAAAGAAAATTAGTGTTGCTTCTTCTTCAACTGGTGTTATACTTGAAGAAACAAACGAAGAAGTAGAACTAACTTGGTTTGATATTATAGAAGATTTATGAACGACGAACTAACAACAAAAGTATATAGAATGTTTCAAAATGAAACCATTTTTTATAAAATTGAAATAAAAGACTCTACTGATAAGATTTGGTTTGAAGGAAAACTTTATACCGAAGAAAAACAAAACGAAACAAAGATTCCAAACCTGCATAAGAAGCTTGATCAAGCTATTAGAAACATTCCGGATCATTTTTAATTATGAAAACCAAAATAATATATAAACTAGAAGACGTAATAGCTGATAATCCTACAGCAACTCCAAGTGAAATTATTGAAAAAATTGATGGTTTTTTGGCTTGGAAAAAAAAATTTGGTGCGCTGTACTGCGGACCAAAAGTTTATACATATCTTCAAATGTCTTCAAAATTTAAAGTCGAAAGTAACGAAAACAATTTAGAGTTTCCAATACTTTTCGGGACATGGATTAATGAAGATCAAACATTAGCTTTGTATCTTTCTCCAGATAAGTGTAAAGAAGATGAATTTATTTTGGATGAAGAACGATATACACGCGAAGAAATATATAAGATGTTTGAAAACGATAAGACTCTTGATGATGAATTTAGACGTGAAATATTAGGAAGATTGGATGCCACATATCAAGCCATGTGGAATTGCGTAAATGACAGAGATAACACTATGGAAATGGCTAATACTTACGGAGATAGATGGTTAGAAGAGTATAATCGTTTTGTTCAATTATATCAAAAATACGAAGCAGTGAGAGTTCCATGAGTGAATACACACCAGATCATTTTTAATTTATGAATACTACAATAAAATCTATAAAAGAACAAAAACTCATACATGAAGATGAACTTTATGCACATTGGGGATCAGCAACACAGACTATTGATGGTCTAATGATTATAGACTTTAGAGAGTGGGAAGAAGAGAAAACTCTTAAAGAATATGGTTTTTATTCCGAAGGCACTGACTTAATGAAAGATGGAAAAAAAGTGGGAGATATTAAAAGGGGTTGTCAAAAATTAGATTTTAATATACCATATCCTTACATAGTTCCGTAAAAATCTATGAACGAATACACACCAGATAAATGGCTAGTCGTTAAGATCGAAGGTGGAAAATTTCCTTTGACCTATAAAGTATTTGCTTGTTGGCATGGTGGATATCTGGACGGAGATTCTTGGAAGCTGAATAGCGGAATTACAAAGGTCACAAGAGAAGATAACTACTATTTGTTTGAAGGTTATTCTGGTTCTGTTTATTCTTGCAACGAAAAACGTTATGGTGTTACTATGTATGGCTATGGAGTTTTACAGAACATTATAGAAAAATCCAAAGAAGCTGGAGTAAATGTAGAAAAAATGCCAGACGATACAAATTGGCTTGACTTGTCCTTTGAATAACTTATACTGGTTATATGAAGGAAAAACGATACTTTATTGAAATTACAATAAAAGATTCTGAAACATTAGAGCCAGTACGCTCTATTACTACTGGTTCAGATTGGCCAGAAAGTTTTTTTAGAACATCTGCAATATCCACTTTCCCACACCCGAATATGATGACAGAAATTCACGGATGCGTGGATATACTTTGTTCGATTCATTTTGGAAATGACAAGCAATTTAAACTTTAAGTGAAAATTTCGAAGAATAGTTTAGGTGGAAAGAATAACCATGGACGCATGAGTGGCGCACGTTCGAGTCGTGCTTCTTCGACCATTTTTAAAAAATTACAAAAGTTAGATAGAGAGATTGGGGAACTACGAAAACGCAATGCATTTTTAGGTATAGCTGCAAGTTATATTAATACAATGGGAAGTGAATACAAAAACCATTTAAAGAAAATTGAAAAGCTTGACATGAAGAGAAAAGAAGTTAGAATAGAGAGAAAGAAATATGCAAAGAAAACTTAAATTTCGCGCTTGGGACACACTAGCAAAAAAGTTCACCTATCCTGATAAAGGATATCAAGGACATTATGTTTTGGATTTGAATGGAAAGTTTCAAAACCTTCAGAATGGTTCTGGTGGTGATGAATATGTTGTTCAGCAATGGACTGGACTAAAAGACTATGAAAGCAATGATATTTATGAAGGCGACATAGTAAGATATGAGCTAGATGGCACTGTTTATACTCAAACCGTAGGGTGGGGTAATAATGGCTGGGAGATGGAAGATACAAGATTATATAGTACACCTTTGATAACTAATTTGCCGAACTTTGAAGTAATTGGAAATATCTTCGAACATCCAGAACTTTTAAACAATGAATAGAATACCAAATTATAGAGTCTGGCACAAAATTGAAAAGCGTTTTGTTGATTTGAGAAGCATTGACTTTGAGTTAGATAACATTGGTTATGATTGTCAAGGAGAAGCTCATTATTATGATGTTGCTAAATTTGATGAGATAGTCTTTCAGCAATTTACCGAACTCTACGACAAGAATAAAAAACCAATCTATGAAGGTGATAGAGTAAGATTTGGCTATACTGGAAAAGTAGACTTCTTTGGTGAAGTTATTTGGCTTGAAGACAGAGCATCATTTGGAGTTAGAACTAAGAATGCTTTTGAAACTTTTGAAGACTTAATGGATTATATGAAATACTTTGAAGTAGTTGGAAATATCTTTCAATTGCCTTGTAATCCAGATCACAATGGAGAATGTTTAGTTTGTGATTGTTGGTTGAGTGATTGTCCTTTGCAACAAAATAAACAATAAAACTATGAAAAGCTCTGAAAGAAGTATAAACTATGAATAAAGAAACCAACCCGACCGAAGACGATAAAAGTCTTATATCAAGAGAAACTGAAATAAAGCACATGATTCATACAGCAGCTGAATATATGTGCAGGGCAAAAAATTTGGATGAAGTAAAAGGAGATGATGCTGTTATTCAAAGAAATCATCACTGCAATATGACAAACGCAACCATTTCTTATCTTGTCGGAAAGTATAAATTAGATCCTAACGAAGCATTTGATTCAGTTGTTTCTTTTGCTAAAACATTGTCCATTTAAAACAAGCAAGCTGTGACTTACCAACATTGGATTCGCAAGTTTTAGCAGAGGCATTTCTGCGAACACTCGGAAAATGGGAGGAATAAAATGACACTCAAACAAAAAATAGTTAGTATCGTAATAGTAGGTGGTTTATTCAGACTTTCTGAATTCACTGCAAATATAATCATGTGGTTAATGAAATTGTTTAGGACTAGAAAGCCTCATTATCTTTATGTATATTTGAAATATGAACAAGACTTTCTTTATCCTTTAGCACAAAAGATTTGCTATTGCTTGGGTCTTAAAAAAGAATGGGATGTTCATCAAGAAGGTTTGGATAGATTGGAAAAATTAATTTTTGGAGAAGATGCAAAAAAAGATTGACGTTTCCAGAAATATTGTCTAATGTTATCAACATGAGCAAAGAGCTTAAAAAACTTAAAGGTGGTAAAAATTTAGCAACTGAAGTAGCAAATCATCCAAATTTTCTGAAACTTGGAAAACGAGGACTGAAAAAGTTGGTTAATAAAATTCAAAAGAATAAATGAATAAAAATAAATTTAGATTTTGGAACCCTCAAACCAGATCATTTGTGCAGAATTACAAATATAATGGTTTTGTTGATGAATTGTTTGAACCTGATGAATTTCTCATCCCTCAACAATTTCTTGGAATTCTGGACAAGAATATGAAAGAGATTTTTGAGGGAGATGTAATTACAGGAAAGTATGGTTCAGGAGGTGTATATTTAATCGGGGAAGTAAAATATAGTTGTGATTTGTGCTCATATGTCGTGGATTGGTATCATCAAATTTCTATATTTGAAGTTGACTCTTTGGAAGTAATCGGTAATATAGTTGAAGATTATATGTATGATGAAAGCGGAGAATTGTTAAAAAAACTTCATGAATAAAATAGAATTATTAGATTATTTTGCTGGACACGTCCTTCAAGCCATGATATCTTCTAAGACAGAAATAGGTATTATGGAAGATATGAAAAAACAATACTATCCAAAAATGTCATATTTTATTGCAAACGAAATGCTCAAGGAAAGAAAGAATTATTTTCCAACCAAAGTCGAAGTAACAACTGTCAAACAAATACAATGAAAACACCAACACTCAGACAAAAGGTAGCGCAATATGAAGAATTCTTACATAAGATAAATTCATTTATAGTATCTTGCAATAATGATGGTATCAAAGAGTTGGTGGAGAATGCAGATAATTGGAGTTACAGTCACCGAATTTCAAATGGAGAACTTTCGGATAGAGAGCAACAAAAACTCATTAACAAAGCATTCTGGAAACTTTTAGATACTCCAAAAACCTATAAAACCATAGAAGAAATGCAAAAGAAATATTCAAAAGCTCATAAAAAATAATATGAACGAACTCTCAAAATTTATAGGTGGTATTTTTATAGGATTTTCTATTACTTCGCTTTTAATGATTTTTTTTATAGTCGATCCAATTAAGAAAGAAGCAATCGAAAGAGGGTTTGCAGAAATGAAACTAAAAACGCCTTACGATACAGAATCAGTTTTTACTTGGAAGGAAACAAAATGAAAATTGAAATGATTAAAGGAGAAGACAATCCAGTAGCGAAATTTTTTTCTGCACCATCCAACACCCCAGAGACTGATGATTTTGATCGTAATTGGGATTCTTACAGCGAGCCATGGAAAGCTATTGAGTTTGCTCGAAAATTAGAAGATAAACTTAAAGAGGTACAAGCAAAGTACGATATACTTGCAGTGGAAAACCTACTAGAAGTTAATAAACTTTGCAATCAAAGAGACGCAGCAATGGATGTTTTGAGTAAAGTTTCTCATTTTTTAAGTTGTGGTATTGGAGATGAAAATACTACAGCTAAAGAATTTGGTGACAGAATTATTGATGGATTTGTTGACCTCAGTAATCGGCTTGGTGGTGAGAGAGATTTAGTGGAAGCAGAAAAAACCAATTTAATCAAAGAGTTAAAAGAAGCTTGGTTTGCTATGGATGAAATAGAAGGCACTGATAGAATAACCGATTGGCAAAACAAAAACGCACATTTATTGGAGGAAACAAAATGAGTGATGCAGATGCAGCAGAAGCCAAACTCCGCGCTGAGTGGCTACACAAACACAAAGCTCCCCAAGACTGGATCATTCTCACAGGTTCAGAAGTTTCCACTATTCAAGTTGAACTAGAAACTATGCAACGTGAACGAGACGCAGCAATAGATGCTTTGATGAAAATTGAGGATATCTTTATTGATGGTGATGATACTTACGAAGACTGGAAAAGTATGGGACAAATTGCCAGAACATTTTTAGAAGATAAAATATGAAAACTAAATTAAATTGGAAAAAGAAATGGTTGGATGACAACTCTGGTTATTGGTATTCAGCAAAAGTACCTATTATTGGATGGGAATATATTGTAGATACTCATTATAATACAGGGATTAATTGTGGTTTTATTGGAGGTTTATTTTTTGGAAAGTTTGATGACGATATTACAAGAATTTCCGATAAGTTTTATAAAACAGAAGAAGCTGCTATTAAAGATTGTGAAAAACACTTGCGAAATATCGCAAAAAAATTTAACAAATGGATTAATAAAAAATGAAGAATTGGACAGAAAAATTAAAAAGTTTAACTTTAGATAATAGTGAAATTACTGAAAGTAAAATATTATATAATTTGCCTTACGAAAAACATAATGATTGGGATAATTTTATGAGAGGAAAAACATGTCCAATTCTTGATAATGGAGATCATGGAGTATATAGTTGCGATTTAAAACAATTTTTAGCTACATTTTAATTATGTACAAAGAACCACTAACAACATTAGAACTTAGAATTATAGAACAATTTGGTAAAATTGTTAAAAAATTTAGAATTTTACATCACGGTTGGGACATGGATGGTTATGGATATATTGTCGCAGATGGTAAAATAAATAAGATTGTAACTACGGATCATGGAAAACCGTTTGTTGTTGACTCTAGTTACTTAAATACTAAAATTAGAGAATATGGTGATGTTATTTTAGAAATTGATGAAGCTATTAAAATTTCTAAAAACGAAAAAAATTAAATATAAATTTTTAGAAATATGATTAATAAAATTAAAATTACAAACTTATCTGATGCGGAAAGTTATAGTTTCAACAAAAATAACAAAGATTATAATGTTTGGATTTCTGTTGTGGGTGATGAGGACAGAAAAAAAATTAATAGAATGAGAAAAAATTTTATAGAAAAGAATGTAAAATTTTTTTATCAGTTTTTTGCTGATTGGTCTGATGATGATGGTATTCAATGGAATCATTTAAAACAAGAAGCTCCTCAATTACAACATATTCAAAATATTATATCCTTTTTAAAACCATTTGCAGAGGACGATAAGCCCCATAGTCTAGGGGTTAATTGTTTTGCTGGTATTTCTAGGTCTACTGCTATTGGTATTACAGCCTTGGTAATGGCAGGAAGAACACCAGAACAAGCATTGTCTGAAATTTTAAAGGACAGAGCCATAGCATGGCCTAATTTGCGTATTCTAGGATTTGCTTCTGATATTCTTAATATTGATATTCATGGTCATGTTTCAGATTGGAAAAAAGGAGTTTTGAATGATGATACCATCATAACATGTTATGATGATCTTAGAGAGTTAAATAGAACTTTTTGATTTTTATATTAAAATATGACTGAAGAAAAATTTATAGCCAAAAATCATTGTTTAAAAGATATGCCTAAAAAACCTCAAACATTTCTTAGGAAGATTAAAGAATATATGTTCGAGAAATATGGTATTTGGGATTTGTTTGATTTGTTTCCTTATGGTTGGAGGATGACTTATTATGATAAGATTAGACCAATCTTTAACCCCCAAAACAAAAGAATCCGTAAATGTATTCCTCGTACATGGGCTGATGTTTCTCATCTTATGGTTGATGTTAATTTTGAATTCATTAAAGTTTTTTATGAGGACGAATTTAAAGCAGATATTGTAGATTGGGAAGCAACAGAACAACATAGTGAATTTGCAAAATGGTTAGAACTTTCTTATAAATGGATAACACAACGCAGACCACAGTTGCAAAAAGATTTAGAAAATGCTTACCCTACATCTAAACCAATAGATGAAATGTTTCAAATCAAAACGGATGAAAACGGAAGAAGACTTTTTGAGTTTAAAGATGATGGTATTCCTTATGAAGTAAAATACAAAGAAGTAAATCGAATTGAAGAATTGATTGAAAATAAAGATACTGAAATTTTAATTGAATTTATAAAACGTAGAAATTATTTTTGGACATAAGTTTTTAAATATATGCAATATTCGTAATGACTATTATTTGTTGTATGCACTCCAATATAAAATTTGCTATTGATTTTGTTAATAATTTTATGTATAATATAAAGATGGTCCATAATAATACTTGTCTAAAACAGTCAAACAATAACAAAAATAAGGAGAATTTTTATGTCAATGTTTGATAATATAAAATGCGAAAAAGAAATACCACTTAATGATGAACTAAAAACTCTAGATGTTAAGTGGAATGAGGTTACTTTCCAAACTAAAGATCTGGAGAATTGTTTATCTGACTATAGAATAACACATGATGGTGAATTGGTAGAAGATGTAGTAGAGAAAGAATTTACTTACTATACAGAAAAGGAAAGAAAGAAACTAAAAGGTTGGCACTTCATAAAAGATGAAAGGATTATTAACGAATACTCTAAAAAAGTAGAGTATCATGGTACTATAAGGTTTTATGAAATGTTTGATTTAAACGAAGAACATGATATTTGGGCTGAATTTGATGCACATTTTATATATGGAAAGCTAGATAAAATTGAATTAGCTAAAACCAAAAAACAAGAATGTAGAAAAATTCGAGTAGATCAGTGGGAAAAAGAATATAAAGAAAAGATAAACAGTTTTTCATATAAATTAAAAAAATATTCTGGATATTTTTGGTTGTTTAAACTGTTGAGTAGATTTTGCTATAAAATGTATAATTTTTTTGGTAAACTCCATACATTCTTTATCAGAAACATCATTTAATGAAATACGAACAATTCAAAAAATTAATAGAAACTATAGAACATATTAAAAAAAGAACATCTTCTATATATGATTTAGGATTGGATTTAATAAACTTTGAAGATGAATATTTTAAAATTGTTAATATTCTTATGGATAGTGTCTTTGAAAAAGAAGGTCATGATTGGATTGATTGGTATCTTTATGAAAGGGATGGATTCAAAGATAAAAAAAATCTAGCAACCGATGGAAATGGTAATGAAATATGTTATGATATCCCATCTCTTTGGAAAACAGTAAAAGAATATTTAAAATAAAAACAATTACTTGAAGAATTAATATGATAAAAAAATTTATAGAACCAACAGGAGATGTCTGTGTTAAATTCACAGAAGATGAATTAAACGAACTTGGAATTAAACAAGGTGATAAATTTTCCTTTGTAGAAAAAGAAAACGGAATTTTACTTGAAAAATTTGTTAAAGTAAATATAGATATATCAGAATGGAGTAGAGATATTCTTGAAATGTTGATTTCAGAATCATGTGAAAAGGATATATCGATAAATGATATTATTTCTAATATTTTAGAAAAATATATTTAAAAAAAATAATGAAAATTTACCATAAAGATGTTTGGAGTTTTTGGATATTTAAAAGATATTCAATTTATATTGAAGACGAATTTCAATCTTTAACAGAAGTTTTAGTTGATAAACAAACTTGGGAAAAATACAATATAGGAGATATTTATGTGCCTTGAAAAAAGAATAGAAAAAACTAGAACAAAAAATAAAACAATTAGAAGAACAAAACATTTTTAGTGTTTTTAATAAAGAAGAGTTTAAGAAACAAATGTTTGATTCAGATACTAATTTTTTTAATAGTATTCATAATTTAGAATCTTATAAAAATCCTATAGATGTTATTACGTCACCAATAGATAATTTTGATTATTCAGAATATCCTGATATTTTAGGGTCATGGGATCAAGATTTTACACCTAAATTAAATACAAAAGAAAAAAAGATTCAAGATGTTTATGGTAAAATAATTTACAGGTTTGAAGTTTATCATCATGAATGGGAATGTGATGGATATGGATTTATAGTAATAGATAAAGATAAAAAATATCAACTTGTTTTAACCGATCACGGAAATGCATATATTTCATCTCTAAAAGAATTAAAAAATTTTATAAATTCTTATAAAGATTTAATAAAAAAAACCGAACAAGCTTGCTCGTTTTTAGAATAATTAAAACTCGAAATAAAAATATTGATACACATATTATCAATTGGAAAAAGAATTGTTTATCTTCGTCTGACTTATTTTTACCACCAGATAGAATGCAAAATTAACAACTAAATAATTTTATCCAGTTTATAATTTTTTTAGACCAATCATAATTTTCTTTGGCATATTCCTGTACATCTAAACATTTTTTAATATATTCTACTGAATTACCTTTATAGTAATTTAAAATGTTTGTTGTATTTTCTATGAAAGAATTTTCTTCCATTGGTACAAGAATTCCTCCACCTTTAGGTGCATTTTCTTCAAAATATCCAACAGGAGTTCCTATTGGAAGTCTACCAGAAGCAGCACATTCCATAACAGGAAGACCGCCTGCTTCTTCTATAGATGACATGATTACACAATCAACCTTTGTGTAATATGATGGCATACATAGATGATTATAAAATTTGTGTTTATATATTTCCAATCCTTCTATACTTTCAACAATTTTGGGAACCAAATTAGGTCTTTTTATTTCTTGTCCAAAAAAGTTTTTAGTTTCATTTGAACCACCATATCCAATAACTTTAAGTTGATTTGATGGTTTTGAATAAAAATGATCGAAATGAATTCCTAATTCAACAATGTCAGGAACTCTAGAAATTTTCCATTCATCACATTTCTTTTTTAATATATTTGAAATTACACCAAATCCTTTTAATAAAGGATAAAAATCTAAACGAGCTTGGCTTTTAGCCAATAAAATATCCCATTGTCCATGTGCTATTGTTATTATTTTCTCAAATGGAATTTTATATACATCATGTAATGCCATAACAGCATCTGGCATTGTTACAAAAATATCATATTTTTCAGATAATAAAGAAAATTCTTCTGGTGTATAAGAAACTGTCCAATCTAATAGGTTACAATAAAATCCATGTTTGTATAATTCTTTTATTAAACCATTATGTATGGTTCCAAATGCCCATCTATTTTGTGTGAAAAATAATATATTTTTCATTTTATCCAATTTGGAAAATTATAAACAAATTTATCTTTTGGTGAAAGATGTCCTTTTATAACACAATAATGAAAATAACAAGGTTCTATTTTGGGATCATTATGCCATCCTCCAAAATTTGAAACATAATAGACAACATTAAATTTTGATGTAAGATCATTTAATGTAAAATTATTTTTATGAATTTCGTAATGGTTTTCTTCTGAATCATCCTGTGGAAGATTTGTGGGCCATATTGCAATCAACCATTTTGTTCTATATAAAAAATAATCCAAATAATCTACCACTTCTGTTCTAAACAAATGTTCTAAAACATCACCTATAATAACAACATCATATCTATTTTTACTATCTTCCTTTGAGAATTTTTGAATATCTTTATTATATATTTTATTATATAATGAATTTAAATTATATTCTTCTATGTATTTTTCGGTGGGTTCTATTCCTTCCAAAATTATATTTGGATTTATTTTTTTTACTATATTTCCATTTTTACCTGAACCAGAGCCTACATCCAATACCTTTTCTGGAGATAGTCTATATATATGATCAGATAAAACATTATCAAATGTATTTGATGAGTATGGCATTTTTATGGATATATTTTAGTTAGAGCATTTAGTTTTTGTTTGTTGGATTCTTCATACCAGCCTTTTCCTGTATAAACATTATAAACATCTTGGAAATATTTTTCATACATCTCTCCTACTTTTTCAAGAGAGAAATTTTCTCCCCATTTTCTACAATTAATTGGTTTTATTTCATCTATATTTTTAATAGCTTGAATAAAATCACCCATAGTTCTACACCTATATCCGGTAACACCATGTAAATTATTTTCAGCAAAGCAACCCCAATCTGTTGTTATTGTTGGAGTTCCTGATAGTAAATTTTCAACCTGAACACCACCAAATGGTTCTACATACATACTTGGTAAAAAACTAGCCTTGGCTTTACACATAAGTTTTTTTCTTGTTTCCACATCAGCATATCCTATATATTCTACGTGTTTAGGTAATACATAACCACTCTCCTTTTGACCAGCTATAACTAATTTAACACCAGCCATTTCTGTTGCTTGAATAGCAACATTTACACCTTTGCCATCATAGACTCTTCCCAAGTATAAAAAATAATCATCTTTTTTTTCTTCAAAACTAAAATCATCTAAATCAAAATAATTAGGAATTACTGCCTCATACCAATCTTGATTACACTGACCAACGTTTTTCAATCCACAATAGGCATGATAAATTGCATAAGATTCAAATATTTTCCAACGAGCAAAATGACCTCCTGCATAACCAATACCAGGTTCAACAACAATCATATCACTATGAGCATCACAAATAGGTCTTACACCTGCACCCCAAAATGGTAAAAGAAAATCATTTTTTTGTTTTCTTTTTTGAATTTCTTTTATAGCATTTTTAAAGAAAGTTGTATATGCATGGTCATTCATATCAAATTTGAAAAAATTATTTTTCCAATCATGTGATCCATAAGACTTTTCAAAATCTTTATTTGTTAATACTGTTACATGTTCATCACAAATTAGGTCAGAATCTTCATGACCATAATGAATAATATGATGACCTCTTTCTTTCATCATTTTTGCGAATTTTACAACCTTTTGCGTGTAAGCACATGCATTGAAAGTTTTACTTGAAACTGTATGTGGTAATCCTAGTAAGTGGTATCTATGTTTCATTATATAATTTGCTTATATAAGATTTAACAAATTATATTTTTTTTTCAAGTACTAATCACCAATTAATATCAAACTCAAGTCTTTTCCAAGTATTGGTATCTACACAAACATATAAATGAGTTGAATCATAAGCAATAGAACCAATATCTCCCAGATCAGAAGATAAGGTTGGAACTATTCCGGTTAATATTGGTCCAGCTTGTCCTGTTGCACCATCAAAACCAGTGGAACCTTGTAAACCTGTGGAACCTTGTAATCCTGTTGCTCCTAAACCGGTAGCTCCATCAAAACCTGTTGCTCCAAAACCAGTAGCACCATCAAAACCAGTAGCGCCATCGAATCCTGTTGCTCCTTGTAAACCAGTAGCTCCATCAAAACCTGTTGCTCCATCAAATCCTGTTGCACCTACTGGTCCACCACTTGGTCCAGTTGCGCCAACATCGCCAGTCGCACCTTGTTCCCCTGTGGCTCCTGTCAACCCAGTAGCTCCATCGCTACCTGCAATTCCTGTTGCACCATGATCGCCTGTGGCTCCAGTAATACCAGTAGCTCCAGCTTCTCCTTGTAAACCAGTTGCGCCATCAACACCAGCAACACCTGTCGCTCCTGTGCTGCCTTGAATCCCCGCTCCAGTAGCACCTGTGGCTCCAGCAATAGTTGCAGTTGTTTGAATCGTTCCATCACCAAATTTAATGCCACTTGTATCAACTGAAAGTGCAACTGTTGCGTCTGGAGTTACGCCAACACCAACTCGTCCAGCATTGCTAACCACAAATGCTGTAGCGTCTGGTGTTGTTTCATCTTCAACCCGCAAAGCCTCTCCTGCGCCTCGTTGCGTAACGCGCAATGCCGTTGTTGCACTTGTAAGATCAATTGATTGTGGTTGATTAAAAGCATTCTGTAAGTTTGTTTGTGCGGTGTTATAAACTGTGGAATTTGATCTGTATGCCAATCTATTTCCGTTTGTGATCCATACATCTCCATTTACTGTTGTTGCTGGATTTGTACCTGTAATTGAATTTCCGATATTTAATTTGGAAGCGGTATCATCTGCGGCAACTACCAACTTGCCCGTCATTGTATCGCCGGACTTTTGAACGAATGCAGATGTATCTGGTGCGATACCTGTTGCACCCGTTAAACCCGTTGCGCCAGTAGCACCATCCACACCAGCAATACCTGTGGCTCCTGTAGCTCCCGTCACGCTTGCGCCTGTCGCGCCAGTTGCACCAGAACCAGTTGCACCTGTTAATCCTGTAGCTCCATCAAAACCTGTGGAACCTTGTAAACCTGTAGCTCCATCAAAACCTGTTGCACCAGAACCAGTTGCACCTGTTAATCCTGTAGCTCCATCAAAACCTGTGGAACCTGTTGCTCCATCAAAACCAGTGGAACCTTGTAAACCAGTTGCTCCATCAAAACCAGTTGCTCCATCAAAACCTGTAGAACCTTGTAATCCAGTTGCTCCATCAAAACCTGTTGCTCCATCAAAACCAGTGGAACCTTGTAAACCTGTAGAACCATCAAAACCAGTGGAACCTTGTAAACCTGTGGAACCATCAAAACCTGTTGCTCCATCAAAACCAGTGGAACCTTGTAAACCTGTAGAACCATCAAAACCAGTGGAACCTTGTAAACCTGTGGAACCATCAAAACCTGTAGAACCTTGTAATCCAGTTGCTCCATCAAAACCTGTTGCTCCATCAAAACCAGTGGAACCTTGTAAACCTGTAGAACCTTGTAAACCTGTAGAACCATCAAAACCTGTTGCACCAGAACCAGTTGCACCTGTTAATCCTGTAGCTCCATCAAAACCTGTGGAACCTGTAGCTCCATCAAAACCTGTTGCACCAGAACCAGTTGCACCTGTTAATCCTGTAGCTCCATCAAAACCTGTGGAACCTGTAGATCCATCAAAACCTGTTGCACCAGAACCAGTTGCACCTGTTAATCCTGTAGCTCCATCAAAACCTGTGGAACCTGTAGCTCCATCAAAACCTGTTGCACCAGAACCAGTTGCACCTGTTAATCCTGTAG